CGAGCAAGCTAGCGGCTGGCACAAAGCGATGTGCGTCTGCTACGCCAAGAACACCAAAGTCTGTTTCAATTTGCTTGATGTTTACGCCGCCGATAGTGCGGTCAGTTGGGGCATAACCGTAAATGTCTGACAGCTTTTGTTTCTGGAAGCCATTCGCCCAGATAACAGGCACAATGAATTCAGAACCAGCGTCAAACATGGTGCGGAGAAGTTCGTCCATAAGTGCCTTGCTCAGGGTTGCCCCTGCCGCTGCAACTACAGAGCCACCAGATAGAGCACATGCCGCAAACATACCGCGCGATTTATTGGCTACGGCTGCCGATGTGGCAATTTGATATGCCCCGTTAAAGTTCACATACTCGATATTGCGAGCAATGATCTGTAAATTGTAATTGATCTGAAAAGCGTTTTCGTCCTCTACGTTATTTTCTTCCCCCTGTGAGTTGATCCCAGACAAGCGACCCTGGTTAGAGAGTTTCACATAACTCAGGTTAACCGCTTGCTGGAAAATCTGCGTTACGTTTTTGACTTGTGCGCGGACGGCTTCGGTTGCGGTGGGTGCGGTTAGTGAAGCAGTTTCGGTTAACGCTGGTTGAGCAGCGGCAGGGAAGTCATATTCGCTGGAGCACGCAAACTCAAAATTGCCAGTTTGTTTGCCTCCTGTGAGACCTCCGATCATGCTTAGGAAGGGGAAACGACGTACATCTGCTGTGAATAGTTCAGCAAAATAGTTAGGCAAATTCCAAATAGTGCCTTGTCCTGATATCTGTGCCATTATTAATTACCTCATTAATTTAGAATTATGCCCTCCGCAAATGCAGCTTGTTTCACTTTGATAGCCTCTACAGGGCTTATATCTTTTGCATCTTTGAATTTCTTCTCCCAGTCTGAGCGATTATCGTCAGGTGGTGGGGGAGGGCTTGGCGGTGTGCTTTTATAAACTTTTTTAGGCTCTCCAAACAGGAAGTCCATACTCTCCTGTAATGGTGTCACCTGTTCTGATAATCCCTGGAGAGTATCGTCTTCTCCAAGTTTTACCTTACTCATATCAACGTGAGCCAGAACGCTTGCTGCGTTTTTTGCTCCCATCTCCATGACCTTAAGCGAGGCGTTTGCCAAGACAATCTTTTCTTGATGACTTGCCATATCTCCATCGTATTTTGTTTGGAGTTCTGAAAGTTTTCCTTTCAGATCGTCCACACCTTCTACGCCTTTCAGTTGTTCCTGGAGAGCGGTTACATCATTATTGCGACCTTCGAGTTGTTCTTTCAGAGTTGATATCTCATCCAGCTTTGTATCGAATTTCGCTTTTGCTACATAGTCGCCAGATGAAAGGTTGGCAAGTTTTACATCCTTATTATCTTTCAAGGCCTCTTGTAGCTGCGCGAAAAGGTCTTCGCTTAAGTGTTCTTTCAAGAATTTCATTCTATAGCTCCATTAGATTTAGTTTATATGTCGGTCTACTCCGACTTGATTTTTCCTTGAGTTTATATCCCTTCAAGGTGGGGTAACAAAAAAACCACGCTCTGACGATCTTCTGTCAAAAAGCGTGGCATAATGCCCTACTTGGTTAGCTGCACCCCGCCCAAAGGCGTTGTGCTGTGTTGCCATTGTAGCATATTTTTACATTTTCACAAAGTCCCCTTTATTTCTTTTTCATACCAGGATGAATATTGTCTACAAAGTGAATATAGTAGTTTTAGAAACTTAATTATCAAAAACGGGGTAGATGTGGCTTCGAGAGCGTCAAGCCTTTTTATAATTTCTATTACTTCTTCATCGCTCATGCTATACCTTCTCCCGTATATATTGGCGCGGAAGCCCCGTTTGTCTTATCAGGTCCCTTGCTCTTGCTTGCCACTCTCTGACCTTAGCGTATTCCTGTGCGCCATCAAAGCCATCCGCCCGTTGCGCTTCCATTCGTCTCTTCCACTCCCTGATTTTGCGCTCAATTCTGCGTTGCTCTTGAGATGCTTCGTATATGGTCATTTCTTGCCCGTTATAGGTTACTGATTTATTAGCGATGTCGTTTAGTTCCGCCTGCTTATAGACTTTATCGCTAATGCCAGCGAAGAACGGGAACCAAGAATGGCGGCAGTTGACTCCGCTAAGACCGAGCATTGTTCCGTAGCCCGTGCTTTCCACGAAGTCAGGATATTTAGTACCAGTTCGTGAGTAAATCTTACCTTGCCATTCTGCGTGCTCAGGCCTTGCTCCAATATGGGCAGACACTTCTACAAGATCGCTCCCTACTTGGTCGGCACGTGCATTTTGCATAACCCCGACCGTTTGATTAACGCCTGTCAATACCGCCCTTCTCATTGCTACGTCCAACTTGTCAACATGCCCCGATGGATAAGTGACAGATAGACCGCTTTTGCCTACTTTGTCAATTGCTCTGCGTATCGCTTGGTCATAACCGAGCGTGCCTGTTGATACGTGAAGATAAGCAATATCAGCGGCTTCTATAAAAAGACGTTGAGAGGCGTTCGCAGTTGTTCGGGTAAGGTTCGTAAGTATTCCGTTCGTCTTTATATATCCCGCCGTGATTGCCTCTATAACCGATGGAGAAGCGGAGAGCGGCGGGGGAGTAAGCCCAGCTTCCTTGTATATGGCATCGTCAAATCGCAAAGCTGTTACCCCCGCTTTTTCGAATGTGTCCCTAAGAACTTTCTCACTTTGCCCTGTGATTATGGCGAGCCTTTCTATTGTCTCTTCGTAAACTAAGCCAGATTGAATTAACCTTTGAACTTGCCAGGATGCACTTGCATAATTCACGTTGCCAACGCGCCTAGCTATATCGTTCAATGTCTCTTGCTGAAACACTTCCCAAAGGTCAAGAAAATCATTCGGGATTTTGTCTATCTGGCTTGCTGTTAGCATTAGATTTCTTCGCCCTCGCCCTCATCCTCTTCATCTTCAAAGAAGTTGGGTTCAGGTTCTTCTGATAACAATCGGGCGTTTGTTTCCTTAACTATCTCGGCGTATTTTGCCTCTGCATCTTCTTTGGTCAATCCGTCCTGTTCCATGATCTGAGCGACAATCGTATCTGTAGCCTTGCCACCTGTACGGATAACGCCGATTTCTGCATCTTCTTTTTTGTCATTCGGGAGACCGTCATTCCACTTGATAGAAATATCTTTTTTCTCTACTGATTTCCCTTCGTATCCTACTTCCGAGCATAGGGCGATTGCCTCTTTGAATGACCTATCAAAGCGGTTACGGATGCGCCGGACTTTTGTTAGCGGGTTCACGTAAAGAAGCCGTAAAGCCCGACCAGATAACCCAGAGCCTTTGAGACTGTCACGGTCAAATATCGCTGAACCCATCTCGGATAATACCGCGATAAGGTCTAATAGCAATTCGATTTCTTGGAATGAGCTTTCAAGTTTACCGTCCCAAGTGACGTATTCGACTGCGGGGTCTTCCTTGCTGTTGCGGTGATAATAATCACCCATCTTTAAGAACCACTCGCCAGTTTCTTCGTCATAAGTCAGGGCAGATGTTGGGCCAGAAAGGGAGGGGTCGGCGTGCTTGTCTAAGACGTGAGCTATCTTTTCAAGTCGTACCTGGAGTTCTTCGACTAGGCTTGCGAAATCATCGTAATCGTCAATGGCAAAAATGGTATCGCTTGTCACCACATTTTGGGCTGGAATAATGGCAAAACTCGAAAGCCCTGTGTCTACTCTTTCAAGCTCCGAGACTTGCTTTCCGATAACGCCCTCCTCGTCTTCTACCTCCACAGGTTGCCCGACAAAAATTGCATCTCCGATAGTGCCTTTTTCAACGTACTTTCTCCCGCGCTCGTAATGCCCTTTGTAATGGATTTGATAATCCAAATATGTGACTTCTTTCTCTTTCCCGTTCTCTATAATGGTCTCGGTGGAAGTCCAAGCGATAACGTGCTGCGTGATTTCTTTCAGGTTCATGGGGCTGGTAACAGGGAACCAAAACAAGGGGGAGGTGATACCGATATACGCTTGCGCTTGGGTTTCCTCATCATCTGCACTTGGTATCCTAATAGTTAGAAGGGCATCCCCATACCTCGATGCATCTATGGCTGCCTGCGCCCCGATGTTATCAAGATCGCTTAAGTCTTTGATCTGCTCAATTACTGTATTCTTTGTTTCGTCATCCCCTGCGCTAATTGTAGGAGGTTCAACAAATAAAAGGTCGGAAGTTTTCAGCGATACTTTTTTATAGAAATTCACTAAGAACTTATAATCAATTACTCGAAATTTATTGCCAACCAAACTAATAATATGGTTGTATTTTTTGCGGTCAAAGCCTAGTTTGTTTTTAAATCGCTTCCGATTGTCTGCGTACTTTTTCAATCGCTCTGTTTGGCTATGTGGCGGCCACTCCTCCCCTTTATCCAAGAATGATAAACTCGTTAACATTTCCATAATTATTTCTCCTAATTTCTTACTCTGGCAAAACCTGATTTAACCAGATAGCTATCTTCCTCGTGTGCATAACGACCCGCTGCAATAAGGTGATCGTTTTTGCCAACAGGCGTTGGGGGGGTAACCGGTTTTCCGTCCCGTCCCTCTTTCCATTTATATTGTCTTACCTCATTATGACCGTTAATACAGCTAAGGTCAAATATAAGTTTATGCTGTTGCATCCATTGGATACCAAAATTAACGCTTCCTTGCCCCTTCTTTGCTCCAACCGCATTGATTCTGTTGTCCCGTAATTCCTTGATGGATTTAGGCTCTGCACTATCACAGACAACCCTATGATGACCGACTATAGCGCGTATCTTGTCTGCGAGTTCTGGATTTGTTAGACCAAGTTCGTAAACCTCTGCGAAGATGTAGATTTCTTTTTTCTTGGTGTCTATATGAGAAGCCCACAAGGCTGCCTCATCGTCAGCAAAACCGAAATCAAGACCGAAACGTAGTTCTGTGAATTGGTCTCTCATGCCTGACAGATCGCGCAATTCGTAGTTTTTAAAAATGACGTTACCGAGTACGCCCCAATTTCCTAGAGTATAGACCTCGTAAAAATACTTGTCCTCTTCGTTCTCCAAGTCCTCAATATCTTCAGGGGTAAGAAAGAGATTATCTTTATAAGTGGACTTGATAATAAAAACATTTTCTCCATCAAATATGGTTTGCTTATCTATCCATGCGTTTGGTTGAAAATGCTCTGAGTAAATCCAGTGGTCTTGCAGGATAGGATTAAAAGAGAGTGTTAGGCGCTTCTTTGTTTCTGGATCACCACCACGTTGACGCTTATAGAGAGCTTTGATTGTATTTCGACTTGTTTCTGTAGCTTCTTCAATCCAGATGTCGGTAAATACACCAACCATCGGGGTAATCGACTTTACTTTTTCCGCATCGTCCAATCCCTTAAAAACTGCCTGATACCCGTTTGTACAAGTAATGGTTCCTAGAGTTTTTGGTAGTTTCTGAAATAGGTGAGTAAGATTTCCGTCAATGATAACTTTTTTTATTTCTTTGAAAACAGAATCGGCCAATGACCCGCCAATATGTCTACATGCGAGATAATTTCTTCCTCCGGTCAGGAGGTCATATACCGCTCTTTGCGCTAAAAATACAGACTTTCCAGAAGAAGACCCGCCATAAAAAATTTGCGTGCGGGTCATATTTTCGAGATGAGGAAAATAAATCTCGTTTATTATATCCTTAGTAAAATAAGCGTCTCTTTCCTTGATGTACACACTCGTTCTTTTTACCCCGCTTCTGTCCCGCTTTCGTCTTTCCTTGACAGCCTTTGCTTGCATAACGGCATTACTCATCCGAACCGATCACCTTATCAGCTAAAGAGCCGAAAAACTCAGCGAATACTTTACCAACATCTTCCCCACCAGCTATACGGTCAAGATATTCGTCCGGTAATATGCTCATGTCATAATTCATGTTTTCTAACTTTTTAGGCGCATCCAACCCCAGCAAATCACAACGCTTATTGATGCACCACTCAATACCACGAAGAAAAGCAGGGTTTCCGCTTTGCCCCTTCACTATCATTTCTTGCCTGATTTCTTTATCTCCAGCCTTGATAGCCTTTTTCGTTTGCTCATCTTTCAGGCTTTCAATCCATGCAGACCAATACTCTATCTCGAGCGCGTCAATCTTCGCAAGTTCTATATTCTTTCGCTCGTTTATATCGTCTACGCGGTCAACCTTCCATTGCTCCTGGATAACCTTTAGATCATTGCTGATAGTTGATTGAGATAACCCCAACTGCTCCCCTATATCAGACTGAAATTCCCCGCGCAAATAGAGACGCGCAATCTCTCGGCGGTCTCTTTCTATCTGTGATGGTTGTCGTCTAATTCTTTTTGCCATATTACTATAGGGTATTACTTATAAGGAGCGGATAGGTCGGACTTGCACCGCCAGTTTCCTGATTGGTTTCAGGCGCGTTATCTATTTCGCCTTACCCGCGCGTGTTATTTCTTTGGATACGGTTTTGCTAGTAGTTCTATTTGCTTTCTCATTGCTTTGTCAAGTGGGTATAAGTAGCGATGCTTGCTGCTTCCTTTTACAATCGAAACATCTGGATGATGCTCCATGCCTTTGTATTTGTTTCTAAAGCTTCTACCTTGCCATCTTTTACCTTTATAAATATATTCGTCGCTTGCTTGAGAGTTTCCTGAAAATATCCACCCTCCAGCCTGATATATTCCTCCTGCGTGTCCTTGCTCTGGGTCTGCAAAAGAAACAACTAATCTTAAACCAGAATATTCTCTTTTTATCATCTTCAAAGCAATAGAGTTTATTCTTGATACGGTTGACTTATGTTCGTTTAGCGCAACCCTAACAAGCTCACAGCCTTGCTCTTTTTTTAGCCCATATTGCTTTACCAAATCAGAAGTAGCTCCAACGCCAAACAAAACAACTCCTATATATTTGTCATCTTCCCAAACGCCAATTTTCGCAAGTTTGCTTTTTGGCATCCTTCTCGAATAGTGCCAATGCTCAACAGCATATTTCGCCGCCGCATAACTACACCAGTCAAGTTTCAATTCTACCTTGTCGCTCATTTTGCCACAAATTCGCATCCGCAATCAGGACAAACAACGGGCTTCTTTTGGTCAAGTCTGCCTTGTTCTTCAATTCCTACAGGCTGAAAATCTGGTGTTGGAACATCAAAATCATTTCCTAGTAATTCATCTTCAGTAAATCCTGCATCAAAGAGTATTTCAACATCGAAATCGTTTGCTAAAATATCCCAATCCCAAAACCCACCGGCCTTGTTTGCAATCAGGTTCGCAAGCTCTGCCGTTTTGTCATCCCAATCAACGCGGCGATAAGAATACTGCTCGCCGTGCCAATCATAAAAACCGACAGCAAGCGTCCCGGCTTCCGTTGGCTTGTCATATTCCTTGACGATAACGGGCTGCAATGTACCGCTTATAATTCCTTCTATTGCTTCCGAGCGTTGATTGCCGCCGATCAATTCATCCGTCCTGACGTTGTGAATAATACCTGACAAATCGCCATAAACGCGCAAATCCCGCTTTAGTGCTTGCGCTTGTGATTTTGTTATCTTGCGTGGGTTTTTGTGATAGTGCTTCATTTTTTTATTATTCCTGATCCCGCTCCAAATTCACAACGGGACATACTTGCCCTGCCTGCACTTCTACCGCCCCGATTTCGTTCTTATCTACAGCAAAGCCAGTTCTAAAAATAGGAATAGCCTTTATCCCTATTTTATCCCCTGCTACTTTCGGGGGTGAGTGAGTGGCTTTATTAAATCCATTATCCAATATATCTGGATAAACCTGCGTTTCGTAATGCCACAAAGTATCATTATGAAAAGTATCAAAAATGCTTGGCGGGTCTTGTGAAATGTCGAAGCCATCGAGATAAATATCAGCCCCGTTTTTGTGATACGCCTGTAGGACATTCCCTCTGGTAGTCAAACTCCATTTTATCCAGTAGTTTTCTGCGTTTGGATTTCTGCCTAGTATTACATCCCTTTTATCGTCCTTATCGTGTCCGTCTGTATAAAATCCATTATCTCGAATAAAGTATGCATAAACTGAAACATAAAACAAAATGCTTTGCCCTGGGAAGGACATTTTTATAGCGTCAAAGATAAACCATTGCCACTTGTCGGGCACTTGGGAAAATCCGGGGGTTTCGCCTTTGTCCTTCCATAGAGGGATTGTATTCGGTACTGGGAAGTTATAGGGTTTATTTTCGTCAAGCTCGATGTGCCAATATGTTTTGTCTAGTTCGCTAGGCGCGGTGACAGTTCGCGCAATTTCAAGTGGGAATTCAGGGGCAGGAGGACATAGAGAATTTAGTACTTCTTCTGGTATTTGAGAATGATCTATCATCCCGTTCTCTGTGTAGTCAATCCATCCAAAGCTTTCCTTCGTGTTCTCTGTAACGATGTGTAGATAATTCCCCTCTATCCTGTCGCCTATAAATATCGCAGACTCATAAGCGTCGTGATCTAAAACCTTTCCTTGACTATCCCTGTAAACTTTTACTTTTCTAAAACCACCATCGCGAGTATAGAATAGCTGCGCAAGTCGATTCGGGTCTGGTAGCCACACGGGCAGCTCAGGCGGTGCGACCCCTTGAATGTCAATGTAAGTCTGTCCGTTATACTCAATGGCAGAGTAAGCATAACCACCCTCGTATTCAAACTTTGCCCAAGTGTCATCCGCACCTTCCACTTCAATTATATCTACAATTTTGATAACTGCTTTTGCAGAGTGTTCCCCTAACACATTTTCAAACTCAGTAGTCGGGTCTGTTCTAATTCTAAGATTTGGTCTACCATCTGAGACAACACCTATAATAACACTAGGCACTTCCCCGCTTATCGCCCCGCGCACTCTGTCTGTGATCGCTTGCAAGTCGTCTGCAAGTTGATTTAGTGCATGATCTGTAATGCTCATTATAAACTCCTTCGTTTTCTTTGTCTGTCTAGTGACTGCCTTATTTCCCCGCACATTGGGCAATCTTTATTCCACTTCATCAAACCATCGCCACAATCAAAGCAAGAACAAGGAAATCTGTCAAGACAATCTGTTTCTATTTCTGCAAAATATTGCGTATCTTCTAAATTGTTAATTCTGAGAAAAAAACGAAAAAACAAACTTGATAACCATTTCCTGCCAATATCGAAAATGTTTTCCTGTACCATGCTAACTCCTTTTTATTACAGCCCCGCCATAAAAATGGGATCAAGAATTACAACTTCTTTATAAACACCAATAACTTTATTGTGAGCATTCATCAAATGAAGACCGTGCTTCTCCGCTGCGGTTTCGCTGCTAAATTCTTTTTCTTCGATAATGTTGTCATCTTCATCGACAAACAGATATGTGGTCAAATGAAACATAATTTTTATCCTGTTCTCGGACAGCAACGTGCCGCCCAACGGTATAACTCAGGCGCACGGCGGCTGATAACCGCAACTTGGACACGCCGAGATTGCTGATAATTTCTGCCCACGATACCCACAGGCGCAAGCCGTGTCGCTTGCAGTGGATGTTGGGCTGCCCCAATCAATCCAATAGAGCGATTCGCCAAACACTTGCCATTCGTAAGCTATCCGACCCGCTGCTTCTTGAATTAGCGGGTCATTGTAACTCTCTCCCGTATAATGGACTTTGTTTTTGTGCATAATTTTTATTGTCATATTAAGCTGCCCAACGGTTGCATCAGCGGTTTGCGGGCTTATAGCCATCATTACCTTTTTAATATTTCAAAACGATTTATTACAGCCCCGCCATATTTGATTTGACACACTACGAAAAACCAATTAGGCGGGGCTTGTAAACGATTTTACCACGTGAAGGTTATTCAGGTTTAGCGGCGAGTTACCTATACTGCTCTGCGCACGCATCGTTTATGCAGACGAAAAACTTTGGCAAGCCGCACTCTTTGCACTCGTCCGCTACAACGGGGGTTGGGCGGCTTCTTTTTATATAGGCATTAAGTGCGGCAATATCTTCCCTGAGAGCTGCTATTGTTGCGTAACCAGAGTAAAAATGGCTGTACGGATTTGACCTGCCCTTTTTCACTTGTTCATGGATCAGCGCAGCACAACCAAAACAAAAATAAATCTCTTCCTTTTTATGATTTCGTATATGAACATGCTCTGCGTTTACCGAATAATCATCATGGCAGACGTGGCATTCAAAACCCTCGTCTTCATCTGGTGGACTTTGGCGCATATATTCTAATGGCATTTTTCTCCTTTAACTTTGACGACAGTTAAGCCGCCCAACTAAGTGATATGCAGAATACATATCTAAATTTTATAGTAGGCCCTATGCCTATTACATTTTTCACATACGACATATTCCGTATCTGGAATTGCTACAAGATCATTAGGATGTGGAGTATGCACAGTCTCTTCCTTACACACTGGACAATAAATTAGTTTTTTGGATGGGGATTGAACCATAAGTAGTTTACACCATGTAAAATATTAAATTGATTTCTCCTATTTGATGCAGACAGACTTAGTAGCTCCTATCAGAAAGTTACTAAGTCTGTCTTGCGTACCCAACACATCAAAGGAGAAGATGTTAGATATATAATACCACTTTATTTGAGTTAAAACATTAAAAATAGATAAGAGTTTATGGAACTGTATTTAGCAGTTTTTCCAAGACAGGATATAACTTAAAACCATAAGTAATGACTCCCCCCACTCCTGTTCCCAATAAAGCGACTGCGGCTATTAGAAACTTTTCCAGGAGACGTTCTCTGCGAGACTTTCTTCGTCTTTCTTCTAAATTATCATTTTCAACATGAGTCGTTAATGCTGCTTCTATTCTATCAACGGCATCCCCTACATTGCGTAGAGTTTCTGCCATACCCTTTTCCCCATTCCCTATCACGATTTTACTAATCTTTTCTACTCGCGTTTCCAGAGCAACAAATTTATCTTTATCAATAGTCATCAAAGTCTCCTGTTTAGTTTCCACACTAAAATTATAGACTTACATTTACAAAACTTCAACTATCTAAAATGTCTTCTATCTCATTACACCAGCAAGTATCGCCACATTCGTCAAGAGAAGCGGTTAATGAATGTTTTAGAATGACTAACCGAATATCTCTATGCTTTAAAGATATCTTTATAAAGTATTCTTCTAACATTTTATTTTGCTGCTGTAATTTCTTTGTGTAAAGTTTCATCTCTACTCCTAATATAAAAATTCTTCAAATCTCGCCAGCACCATTCCTCCTAGAGTGGCGGTTTTTCTTATTGTGTCCAATTCTAACTTATTAATCTCTATTGAATGGATGGTATATGGCTCATAAAGACATAAAGATTTTTTAAGCGCATGTTTGTGGTCATCTGCCCAAACACATCCAACTCCATTATAACGCGATCCCTTATCTTCAAGAGAAAAAGTCACTATTACATAATAAAACATATTTATTCTCCTACTCATCATAATTATAGTCGTACCAAATGTGTATCCCATCGGATACAGATAAACCAACAAACACGCCAAATAAAATAAATAACACTAAACCAGAAGGGCGAAGAAAGGCTATCCACCAAAATTGGTATAACATACGAATAAATGAACTAAACACGTAGGAATGTGACCAAAAGCTCCTATGCTTCATTCTACGTCCATAGAACATCCAATAACCTACAAATATAGCCCCAAAGTCTCCTAGCCATCTCATTACGTCCCATTCTGTCACTGTAATGTTTGCCTGATCTAAATCTGGAGTAACTATCCTGCCTAACAAATATCCTAAAGGCATCCCTATGGATATGAGCAGAGAGTTGGTAAAACAATGTCTTCCTGCACACGAGTAAGGATAAATATATGAAAGTGTATATTCAAGTAAAATAAAAGAGAGCAGAGGAAGCCAGATTGTACAAATCTTTAACCTTCTTCTCCACTCTCTATTATGAATCTTTCCAGAAGGCACTACTACCCTCTTCTGCCAATTGTCTGCCTATATCGTAATTCATTCTCACGAGCCTTTTCTCTTGTAAACTTATGCGAAGGTTTATTTGTATTATATCTTTTATTATGTAACTTTTTCTTGTTCTCAGGAGGCTTATCACTAAACGCATAATCAGCAAAGGATTTACCAATTGTAGTAAACAGGTCTCCAGACCGACTCTCTCCTAGACCCCATGAAATCATCAACTCTGGAGACATATCAATTAGAAAGGCTAAAGCCCATTTCATAAAAGGAGATGCCCCTTCTGCTTGAAGACTTCCTATTCCCACAGCATTTGTATAAATGGAGTAAAAATAAGCGAGTACTCCTAAGAACACCAAAGTAGGATTCAGATCAATGAAATCTGTGGACAAAATGAATTGTAGCAATGAGGCTACGATAGCCAACAAAAAGCCCACAAAAACAACAGAATCATTTCCTATCTCAAAATCAAGACCAAATCCATCCTTGCTCCATATAATAGACTGACCTAAAAGCACAATTCCCACTACTGTCACACACAATCTAAGAAATCTATTCATTTCATCCTCTCTTTTCTAATTCTTCTATAGCATAGCCTATCAAATTATAGGCAGTTGAGCGACTAACTGGATAAGTGTTTTGTATTTCTTTTGCACTTGCAGACGTTATCCATTCTAAGGTTTCTGTATCCATCATTTCAGCATTAGATTTCCAATTACTACCATATTGTCCAAGTTGGTTATTATCTAAGACTTGGACAGATGGGTTTTGTCCAAGTTCATGTCCAAGTTGGACATCACTTGGATATACTTTTACACCATGTTTAATTTCCCATCGTCTATTTCGATCTGCCCGTTTCTCCTGCCGAATTCTTTCTTCTAATTCTTCTTTCTTACTCATTTTTGTTTCTGTTGAGACATCATGCTCTAATTTTAGTTTATAGTATCCGTTACCAATACCTGTTAAAAGAGGCAGGAAGCAAAGAAGAGTAATTACTTGAGAAAGAATAGGGTCTGTGTTTCCTGTAGCAGTTTCTAGTTTCACATTTAGACTAACTAACAAATAAACATAAATTGCCACTACCGCTCCAAATAATCCGACAATAAAAAATGTCTTCCAGTTTTTACTTTTAATCCAATCTACGACAGCTTCTACGAACATGGATGTAAACCATAAACCCATGCCTTCCAAACCAAAAACAAAAGTAAAAGCTATTCCAGGAGGGAAGTTTAGAAATGCTGCTGTACTGTCCATTGTAAGCCATGCTACAGGAATAGGAGTGGTATAAGGCAATACCGCTGAAAGAAAACGATAAGCTGCGGGATTGAAAACATCAAATACATCCCCTATCCAATTAAAAATATTTGCTAACCAATTAGTTTTCATAATGTGTCCACTATAAAAGTTTGTTGTCCATTTTCAATTTTCATTTCTATATCTACAAGAACATCTATTCCTGTAACATTATCTGCTACCAAAAAAGTATATATGTTAGATGCATACACAAAAGAAACTGTATGTTCTCTCATTACTCCAAAATAATGCCCTTCTGGAATAATTACACCTGTCTTGTTTAGAATACTAGCACTAAAAATTTTCATCTCTACTCCTATTTATTAATATCTCCCCAACAACCAACACAAATTCCGTCACAGAGAGATGTTGATTGCGGGGGAGATACTAATAAGGTTCTCTGTGACATAAACCCATTCTATCATATATTCTTGACACTTTTATTAAAATAACATGAGAATTTTGTTGTATTTGTTAGTATTACATTAATAAATATACTAAATTCCTTGTAGATTCTATAATAAGTATGTTATTAATAGATTAACTTAATTTTAACTAATAAATAACCCCTTAAAACTCTAATCTTATATTAATGTTTATATCTTGACACTGTGATATAGTATATTTAATTAAAGGA